TTTTGGAAGAGGTGCGGGAGTAAATTCCTTCCATCTCTTCCAAACCTCGGAAGGGACGATCTCCACCAAGCGTTGATCCATTATCCGCTTGAAATTTTCAGGAATTCTGTCCACCGCCTGATTGAAGGCCTGTACGGCAGCCTCCCCTATTCGCTTCATGGCCTCCGTCGCGTCCCCCAAAACCAGACTGGGCAGCTCCTTCCACATCTGCTTGAAAATCGCGATAATAGGATCAGTGATAACTCGCATAATATCAATCATGGACTGCCCAAGGGCTTGTAAACCATTGATTATTCCATTCACGAACCAATCAACTGAGATAAGAGCAGCATCCTTCCACGTGAAAGGTGTTTGCTTTACAAACTTCTCCAATCTCCTATACGCCGCGATAGTCTCATCAATCGCCTCCAAAACCAAGTAGTACACAAGGACTCTGCCTAATGTCTTGGCGGCGGTTGATGCCTTCCTGAGTGCCGTCGCAAGACTGAGTGTGCCCGTAGTGGCCTGGGATAACCATGTTATAAACTTATCCGTAGCCACTGCTCCTACATGTATGGCAAGCATACCCAACGCCTTATTCACCCAGTCCATGTGCTTGGACAGTTCCCTGATCAAATTCGCTAGTTTGACAAAACCTGCCGCGAGAATATCCGTTGCCTTCCAACCCTTGTTGGCGCCGAACAAAAACCTACCTATTTCATTATTCAAAACCGTGAGGGACTGACCCACGGTTAAAGGCATCCTTTTGAATTCACTCTCGATAACGTCCTTTTGTGACAATAGAGCCTTGATAACCGCCTCGGCGGTTAACTGTCCTTCCTGTCCTAGTTGCCTGATCTGTCCAATGGTTACCCCCAAGCCTTCGGCAATTGCTTGGGCAAGACGAGGCGTTTGCTCCAGTACGGACCTCAGCTCGTCTCCTCTCAAGGTCCCGGACGCCAAGCCTTGTGACAACTGAATCAAAGCGGCATTAGCCTCTCTTGCACTCGCCCCGGACACTATCAAGGCTTGATTGATTGCTCGGGTTACCGTCAAGAGGTCTTCCTGAGTGACCCCAAGAGTCCGAGTGGACCGAGCAATGCGAGCGTACAGATCGGCGGTCTCTTTGAACCCCACCCGAGTCCGATTGGAAATGGAATATAACTTTGCTTGAACTGCTACCAGGTCCTCCGTCGATTTGGTAACCAATGATAACCGACCTTGGACGAGAGTCAAGGCATCTACCGTCTTGGTAAACTGACGTATGGCCAGACCGGCTCCCAAACCCGCCAAGGCTCCCTGTAGGCTGGTTACTGCAGACTTAACCTTGCCGAAGGTAGTGGTAGCGGTGCTCTCAAAGGACTTCAGTCTGCTCTCCGCTTTATCGAGCCCTTTGGTATCCACCCCTAAACGGGCCATCATGGATCCAAGATCAGCCATTCGGTTCCCTCTTAGTCTTTTGTTCTTGTTTGGTTCCCCCTGTGGAGGCTAGGTCAAGGAGAATTCTCTTCATCTCCTCCACGGATTGGGAAGCACCGTCTCGGCCGGACGGTCGCGAATCCCACCAGGGCATAAAATCGGTGGGTTTGCTCACAATCCTCTTGCCCTTCGAACCGTATACCGACTGTGCTATATTGTGAATCAGTGATGCGATCATCGCTATATGGTATTCCCTCCGATACTCCCCCACGGGTTCAAGCCTATCGTAAGCCTCCCATTCACTGAGTTGTTCCGATGTCAACAAATCCAACAGGTAATCAGGATGAGGCAACCCAAGCTCTAGGCAGAGTCGGAATCTGAACCTGCGCTCGGGCCGCCTACGGAGTTTTTTACCAACGTCTCCTTATCCTGCTCGGTGATTTTATTCAGTTCCTGTGCTACATTGACAATCCTTTCCAGACGAGCGGCGGACATGTGTGTACTCAATACCTCACAATCCTCGGGTTGAAGCAGATTGTTTCCTTCCTCATCACATAGCGTATTGACCTCCAACTTGGCCCGGAAGTCCTCCAGTGATCTTTCATAGATTACATTTCCGGAACCGTCCCTTATTTCCTTCAACAAGGACTGCTCGAAGCGATCTCGTTCCCTGCCGGTCATCTGCCGAACATAAACATAGTCTCCGCCTCCCAGGTCCACACGGACCACTTCAAGTTTCTCTTTCTTGAGCAAATCCTCTCGTTTCAATAGTGCCATGATTAGGCCTCCTTTCGTTCAGTGATTAATCCCTACGATAGACTATGATCCACTCCCAGACTCAAGCGATACCTGTCCACTGATTTGTATGGTCACGTCGGCGGTGACCTTGTCATCCGGCGGAATGGTCAGTGGCAGTTCAGTGACCAAGCCTTGGAATTCGAGCGATGTATTGTCATCATCGGGGAGAACGATCTCGTAGTTCTTGGGAGTGTCGTCCTCGAAATCAGACTTCATCTGCTCATAGGTATCCCGAGTGAAGTTCATGGTCAGCGTGAGAGTGCCCGGGTTCCGGAAGCCGGTAATGAACGTACGATACCCCCCGGTCGTGTCAAGGGCAGTCGTGTCTATGGTGTCCCTGCTCATTCCCGGACCCGTAATGCTGTTTATCTGGGCAATGTTCTCCCACTGGCCGGTGGAGGTATTCCACCTTCTAAACTGAGTACCTTTCCCACTTATTGCCATTTGTCAATCCTCCTTTCTGTAGGTTTTGGTGATTTCATTAAGCCTCCCTTCTTTGTAGGTCAAAAGTTAATACAAAACGAGCTCGTCCCCTCTCATCCCAGTCCAACAAGGCGGGTTCCCCGGCACAGGCAATGGCACTGTACAAAGTACCATTCCACACTTCCTGGGATCGGTTGTGCAGAGCCTCCTTGATGTCATTTGCCAAGGCCCAACCATCCAAATAACTCCGATTTCTTACCCGCACCTGAACAGACGGATAGTAGTAATTCTCTCCACGCTGATACGTCTGCAAAGGAGGACCACCGGGAGTATCAAACAAAGTAACACAGTTATCCGGTTCGGCCGGCTCCTTGCCTATGAACAGGTTTGAGGAGAACGACAAACTCAAACCACTCTCCGCTTCCAGCATATCCTTCATATCAACCGAGGTCGGATTCATTTAATCTTCGCCTCCTGTCGTATGATCTGAACTATCTTGTCCCGATTCCTTTTCAAAGCGGCCTCAAAATACTTGGCACCAGCCCCTGGTCGTTGAAAGTTGGCGCCTACATTCTCGTGTACATACCAAGCGTAGTATGCACTGAACCCCAATGCAACAGACGGCATCTTACCAGAGGAGACCAGGGATCGAGCCCTGGCCATCTCGTTGCTATGGCCTGCGGAGAGGCGATTGGCGTTACTTCCCTTGAAAGAGGCTGTTGTTCCCACCTTGACCGATCCTTTGGACGGCACAATGTAAAAACTCGCTCTGAGGTTGCCCAGGTCAACCGGGATCTTGGGAGAAGTTTTATCCATATCCCTCCTGACAACTATAGCTGCCCTGATCAGACCTTTCAGAGACCGGTTTTTGATCTCGGCAATCTCCTTATTCAAATTCCTCAGGACTTTATCGAATCCGTGTAGTTTGACTTGGGCCATATCACAAATAAGCCTTTCTCAAATACTCACCCGCCTCCACCGAGGGAGTCTTATCGAAACGACGTATGACGTATGCCCCCGAAACAGTGCGGGGCTCCGCTTCCTGAGAGGAATCCAAATCGTCCAGGGTTCCAAGATAGAGCATACCTTGCTCATCGAGATCCTGATTCACGTAAACCACAGCCCTGCTGACTATTTGATCCCCATTCCCCGCCGTAATCACTTTCGTGGATGCCTGCCACCGACAACTGATTTCCACGGGAGCAGAGAAGGTAAACCCACCGTATCCATCCTCAGTGGGAGAAGACCAATATACAGCAGTCTGGTTCAGTAATCGAGACAGAGGAAAACTCATTTTGCTAACTCCTCAAGATCAGGAACCTCGTACTCCGTACCTTCCCACAATGACCCTCCTGGCATATACACCAAGGTACTTTGCCTCCACAAGGAACGCATCTCCTGTCGCCACTTCTTCTTGGGACTTACGCAAGCCACTACCACAACAAAGTCCTGATTCTCCACGATGGCAGCCATCTTTGCCATCCTCATCAGATGGTTGTACCTGCCCTCGTCTGAAAAGTCGCGATCGTCGAAGTGCCAACGGACCGCGTCTCCGTCCAGCAGCAGAGCAGGAACCCCTCTGGATTGAAGGTCTAAAATGAGCCTTTGTGCATGGTGTGTTTTCCCACTCCCAGCCCTTCCGGTGATTAGATATACCATGATAAAAAATCTCCTGTCTCAGATCAAAAACTCCCCACTCAACCCCTGATTCTTGGCCTGAAAACGACCAGGGACAATCCCTATTTCCTCCGGGCCTTCCACAACTTGGGGTCGATGAAACTCAACACCTCACTGTTCCACTCAAGGCCCAACCAGTCTATCGTTTCCATCATCTGCCGATAGTCCCCGCAAACCATCCGCTCTGGCCAAACTACCTTGCAATTGAGTCCTACCTGTATCATTTCCACAAAACGCTTCTCATGCTGTCGCACCCACCATATCCAGCCTTCCTTCTCGTCACTCGCACCCACCGCTTTCCGGAACTGCTCGTTGGAGAAGGCCCGCATGAACTTGGTCTTAATGCAAGAGTTTACAATATCCCCCGTTCTCCTCCTGACGATTATCCACTTGGCACTTGGAAAGGCATAGTTCCAGACGGGCCACATCAGGCACATCTTGGCCCCCTTGTACATCCAAGGACCACCCTTGTATCCTTCCTGCAGCATAACCCGCTCAACCCTATCCCTCCAATCGGTTGGGATGACTAAGTTGTTGACATTTGGCAGAGGATATTGACCTAGCGGATCCAATCCCAGACGACGCAAATAAGGTTTGACTATCTGATTGCGAATCCTGGTGTTCTCGAACATGCCTTTCCTGTTGTACCCGGTAGGCCCGGCCATGTTCCCACCAAAGGCACCACATAGATTGATGGCCCCTGCCACCATGCTTGTGCCACTACGGGCGGCTCCGGTGATCAAGATAGGATCAGGTAATCTCAGTCGCTCCATCCTAAAGCCTCCTGAAGAGAAATGCGAGGGAAGTGAGGAACCCTGCTTTTCGGATTAACCGTTAGAATCTCCAAACCAAGTCGTTCTGCGTCCTCCGCCACAACATCGAACTTACGTAACTGGGCGTTGTAGTACTCCGGTCGAGGCATTCTGCGATTGCCCGGAGGACGATGAGAACCGTGCCAATGAGTATGTAAGCCTTCGGGCTCCGTATCGAATCCTAACAGAAAGACCCTGGATACTCCAAGCTGTACTGCCAGGCTAAGTGCGGCAAGTCCCGAATTGCTATTCCAGGAAACGTGTCCGGGCTTGGTGCTGATACCTTTCCTGTGATCCCCGTCTTTCCGCATATAGCGAATGTTCCGCGGATCATCATCCCTCCACCCTTCCATTCTCCGGCAACAAGTCACCTTCTGGCCAGGAAAGTCGAGCAGAGCCGCTCGGTGTACATTGTACCAACTACAATCCCCGAAGAACACAATATCAATCCAATCTCCTATCCGATAGGCATTGTTGATTCCAATCACGTTGCGATGATGAAGGGCATCCATGTAATCAGACAGTAACCGTGGATGTTCTCGGGCAACCATAAGTCGATATTTGACATCCTCCGGTATGCCAAAAACAGTCAGAACAGACGGACCTCCTCCCAGTATCCAGCATTCCTGTCCTGCCCAAATCTTTTCAGGAATCCAGATTCCCATTACAACACTCCATTAGCTACAAGTTTAGGTCAACCGCTTTGAAAGTAGCCCGCTTGGTCCCTATGGACTTCAACCTGCCCGTGGGATCCAGGAGGAGCGCCTGCTGCCCATACGGGGTGAACTCAAGTCCTTTGCCCGCTCCCACGGATCCACGATAAGTGACGCTAGCATCACCTATCTTCTCCGTCTTGATTCTGGGATCTCGAATTGCCACGAAATGAGCA